TTCCAGTATCTGGTAAATTCCAAAACTCAGTAGTAGAAGTTATAGTTGGTGCAGTCAACTGCTGCACACCAGAATGTCCAACAGAAATCATCAACGAGCCTGCGTTAAGATCGGGTACAACAAAGGAGCCATCGGGATTGGTAGATCCCTCAATATCAGGATCATCACACTTACCAATGAAATCATAGTATAAACTACCAAGGTGAATCTTAATCAACTTGGTTTGACCAGGGCTAAGCATGTGAGCGCTACGGTGAACCTCACGAGCAATAGAATCAACAGCTTTTTTGTGTGCGCTCTTGATACCCAATAGCGGATACGCAGGGTCGTAAAACGCCTGCCAACCACCAGGCTTATTATTGGCAGGAATAGAATCGTCCTTTGGATCACGCTGCTGAAAATCAACAGCCTTATAAATAGCATTAAACAACTCCTGTGTCTTAACGTCAACACCATGCTTCTTATGAGTGTGAATAACAACTTCAATCAAAGCTGAACATGACTTACCATTAGTAATATCCATCTCTACATAACCATCAGAAATGCGTACAGTAGAATCACGCAAATTGGGCCAATAATTGCCGTCGGCGTTAACAACACTTTCTTGAGGGCCAGTAGCATTAGTAGGACCACCAGCAGTGACACTACCTTGGCCAAAGCCAATAGCATCAACAGCGTTGAGGCTATCATGCTGCGTAGCACGAGTAACAAATGTAGCAGAATTAAAGGCCTTGTCCTCAATATCAATAAGAGAACCAACTTCGCCAACTTTAATTTTACTCTGATTAAAAATGCGATCATCATCATCCATAGCAAACGTAACAGTCTGTGCCTTGGTCTGGGTAACTTCAGCAGCAGAACGAGTGCTATTAAGAGCTGGACCATTACAAAAACGATTGTAATGGGAATAAACACTTAAAGTTTGACCATCGATAATTTTACTACTACCAACGACTGTAGGATTAGCGTTCATACGATCAGCTGAGGGAGCCGCATTACTGCGAAGAGTAAAAACGGCTAATCCACGCCAACACCCATTAGCCTTAGCATGGGTTTGAATATCAGAGGGGTTATTATATGTATTATTATTGCCTAAAGCAGTAGTACCGCCTAGACCGGACACAGATGTAAACCCAAAACGAGTACCCAATGTTTTAATGGGATAAAACAAATCCTTCAATAAAGGATCACATTTCAAATACTTAGCAGTATGCAAACGGCATTGATATGCCTTTGCACGACGAGCTTCTCCTTCCTCATTGGCGGCAACCAACTTCTTAGTCATTCCCATCATTTGACTAAAGCTACCGCCATCATAAGTGTACGTTCCAGTACGAGGTTTCTTATACGCAGGGCCACCGGCCGCTAAAAGTCCACCGATCATATTGTATAAAAAAAATGACTAAACATCAGGATTAAAGTTATCAACACGGGCCTCAGGCTCAGGCCCAAAAAATTTTACAATTTCAATACGTCGCTCAAGTTGAGCAATGTCTTCTGATGTCCTACTCTGCCACGTCTCGCGTGGATCCTTAGGAGTAGTTATGAAAATGCGCTTAGCGTTAAACTGCACAGTGGAACCCTTGCATTGAACTTGATAGGGATACCTATCCAGCAAGCGAAGCAATTCATTAAACTGGCAAAAAGACGCTCTGTAATCGTCAATGATTACATCTGAGAGTCCATCGTACCCGTCCCACCAGTGGTGGGCGGCTGACTTCCAATAGGCATCTGGGCTCTCCTCTGACGCAAGTCGCGTCTTTCCTGTTCCAGTGGGTCCCCAATACCAATGTACAATTGACTTAGCGGAGCGTCTAGGAAGGTGGAGTTGCGCAAATGAACGGATTCCACGGGTGTACATAATATACGACGCGGGGTGATCTTCCGCAATCTGGGCTTCGGTCTCTCCATCACGCAAACGCTTGGCAAGGATTGCAAGGTCTGTACGCGTGCCGCTGCCAGATCCAGTTCCGATAACTGATTCTCGATCTCCATGTTCGACGAATTCGAAACCACACTGGGTGTCTCGGCTTTCAGACTTGGAGCAGTACTCGATGTTCTGCTCAGCGTTGCCTCGGGCAATTTCCAAATGGAACCTGGGTCCCAAGAGTTCTCTTGTTCCGTCGAAAGTTCTTGGGTTGGCAAGGACAAGGTATCCTTGTAAATGGGGAGTGTCTGTGCTGGGGGCACGTTCTCCTTGATAGCAGACGTATCGAGCAATTCCATCACGCTCGAGTGTAGCGAGGCATTCTCGGTTCGTTTCATTGTAATTAGGGCAAGTAAAACAATAAGCACGGTTTCTAGGACTTCTTGTAGGCATACAGTTGGTCGTGGACCCGACCTTACAATTTTGTAGTTAGCCGTTGGGTGACAAAATTCGAGGGGGAGGGGGTTGCTGCCGAAAATCGGCAGACCAGAAATCCCCCCCCCGAAAAAAAATAGTTTTTTTAGAATTTGGGAATTTAAATTACAAATATAGATTCGTTAATACACAGCTCACTACGTTCGCAACAGCTCCGCAACAGCTCCCTAACGGTCGCTGTAAAACACTTGTGAATTTTCCGGTGTAAAAGTGCACAAGGTCACGGGTAATACTAGGACCGTGACCTTGTCGCCCAAAGAAGGGGTGGGTCGAAACACCATAGGTGAAACACGACGCCAGCCTCTAGTATTCGCCAATCAAATTCTGAACTGCGGGAATACGCAATGCCTGTCTACGACGAGCAATACCTCGTTGATACTGTGCGCGCGTTAAACCAAGCTGAGCAGCATGAGCTAACGAGGGATTTATATACTCAGTATACAACCTACCATCACGATTGATATAGTTACGCCTAAGAGGCATGTAATAAGTATCATAAGAGGCAGTAGCATTGTTATAATGCGATACTGGATAGCGATCGTTATAATTGCGTCTACGCGGCATGACTTAAATTATGTTACAACTAAAAAAATGAACGTCGAGTTCTTACAGTAAAACCTGAACTTCTACGCCTGGGCAGTCGCATACGAGGCCTCCTCGCTCTGATCATCGGACGACGGCGGTACATCCTGCGCACGGGTCGTCTCGTGTATACTCTCCTCAATGCCATAACTGCAGCAATTCGATATTAGTAAATTATGACTAAATCTTATAAACAAACGAATAACAAAATCCATTTTACGGGTCAGATCTTGCTGAACTAGTAATATTTGCAGGAACTGCCTCGGTACCCTCAACAGTACCAATTACACTGTTAACTGGTAAACCACATGGAAGTGTAGCGCGGTACTGACCAGAAGAGTTAGCGACATAGGGAGCATTCGGAACCATATCTGTGTAATTCCGACGCTCCTTCGCCAATACATACGTAGGATAAAACTTCTCTACGTAATTGCCAGCAACAACAATTTCAGATGGAGCATATTGTTTACCAACCCAAAAACCAGCACCAGGCACAGTATGACTTGTAGTTCCAGTATCTGGTAAATTCCAAAACTCAGTAGTAGAAGTTATAGTTGGTGCAGTCAACTGCTGCACACCAGAATGTCCAACAGAAATCATCAACGAGCCTGCGTTAAGATCGGGTACAACAA